ACCCTAGATTTTTCTGCTTCAGTAAATTGTACATCTGGACCATATATACCTCTATAGTTTCTGTATGACTTTAACCAACGTTCTTCATCTTGCCTACGATAATCCTCAGACCTATGATAACGTTCCATGATAAATGGAATAATTTTAGAAGTATCTGCATCTTCCTCAACAGAGTTATCTGTATCCTCTAATGCAATTGAATCGTCTTCAATAAATATGTCGTTTTCTTCTGCCATTTATTTTTTCCTTAATAACCAAACGTTGCATCTGCTACACGCATACCAACTGAAGGTGTTCCATATGGGTCATAATCAAATACACTAAACCTTGGTCGTGACATTATACCATATCTTAACGCATCATACAAGTGGTCTTCTGAATGTGTATCAATATCTTCTGGATTCTTTTTATCTAACGGTATTGCAGGTAGTTGTGATACTATGTTAGTACAAGTGTTAAAGAAAACTAATCTTGGATTTTCTGTAAACTCATCTACTTGTAATCGTCTATGTATTTCGTTTTTACCTGCAACACGAGAACCTTTTGATCTATCTGAAGGACGCCATCTACATCCTCTGCTTATCATTTGCTCCGCAAGTGACGGTCCAGTGTCTCCACGTTTATGCCACAAAGAACTGTCCAGTACGCCATATTTAATATTGCCATCTTCTGCTTCCATATCTAAAACCATATCTGCAAGATCGGTAGCTAATACTTTACTTACGTATAGTTCTCTATATACAATTAATTGTTCATCAGGTGCTACAGCAAACCACACAACTCCTGATTTACTTCCGTACCCATAGTCACATGCTCTAAACTTAACCCAGTTGGATGGTATTCTAAAAGGCTCAATTACATGTATGTTTCTATCAAACTCTGTAAAGGCTGCACCTTCTTTTATATCCCAGTCACCTTCTAGTAGTTGCCTACGTTGTTGTTCTGGTAGTGACAGTAGCATTGCTTCATAGTCACCTTGTTTTGATAGATATGGATTATCAGATAATCGTGCAGGTATAAACCTACGTTTGAATAATGGCTTACCTGCCTTTTCGTGACCTGCAGGATATTTAAGAACTTCACCTGTTTCTATGTCGGTAGCTTCAAATGGTTTATTTGGAGCAGCAGGATCAATAAACATTTTCTTTACCCAGTGATGACCTCTACCTCCTGGGTTAGTGGTAGCTCTCATATACACTGGCAAGTCGGGTGCAGTGGACCGTAGACGAGATCGCATGTAGTTCCATGCAAATGGTGAGGGCCATTGTGTCAACTCGTCAAAGCCTATCCAACTAAAAGCTAGACCTTGGTAACGCAGGACATCATCTTCCCTGTCTAGGTAGGACATCCACAACCTCGCACCAGAGGGCGCAGTCCACTGCATTTTTCGTTCAGACCACTTTATACCCTTCCATATTTTAGGATACATTTCTTGTGATTTGAATATTAACTCTCTTAGTTCTTCTGTAGTGTGCCGTAAGAGCAATCCTGAGAAGGCAGGATGACCCATGTACCTTAATGGGTCTGCAAGCATTGCATACGACTTGCCTCCACCTGCACTGCCGCCATATAGAACCTCACGTTCACCTGCAGCTAGAAAGTCTGTTTGTGGGCCATCGTTAGGTTTAAATATAACGTTGTGTTGTTCCTCAACAGGAATCTCCTCAACGATACTAACTGGCTTTGGGGTAGCTTTCTTCTTCAATGGCTTTTGCACCGAGGCGTTTGTTTTCAATTTCTTCTGCCTTGGCGATTGCCTTTTTCGCATAGTCTGCCCATCTGCGTAGGCTTCCAACTTTGTTTTTTCTACGTCTTTCATTATCCAACCGTTTCTTTAATCCTACGTGAGATATAGACCGTCCTGTGTTTCTAGATAACCAGTTTGCTACTTCACGATATGAATACTGTTTTAGATACTTCTTTGCCTCTTCAAGCATGTCAAGCTCGTGCTCAACAGGCTGAAGTATATCAGGATCGTCCTTATCTATTTCATATCCGAATGGTATTGTTCTTGAGATACGTGGAATTGCAATCCATTCGTTGTCTTCTTTTATGTCGGTTGGTTGGGGTAACTTCCACTTCTGTAGAGGTTTAGTCATCGTCATCCATTTGTTTTGGTGGCATAAGCATTACACCACCCTTTGCTTCTACTTGCATCTTTTCTGTTTTAACTAGACCTGTACGATCAAGTAGTTCTTTGGCAGCTTGCATCTTATCACGAATACCTAACTCTGTAGGATCGTACAATGCACCCACCATAGACATTGCAGCTTTCGGTGCATTACGTGCCATGTAAGTCTGCGTTGCATCTAGTATTTCTTCTTTAAGAGACTTTACCACTTCAGCAGATGATGTAGCATCTGAGTATCCTGCAAGTTTCTTTGCGGTCACAATATCTCCACCTGCTTCGTCAAACAGTACAGCCAATAGCTTTTGTTGTTTTTCTGTTAGTGCTCTTGTCATAGTTTTGATCTTCCAAATAATAATAAGACAAAGTTAAGTATGCCTCTGCCCATTTCTGTAGGTGTCGGTAATAACCATCCTAGTAACAGTAGGATCATTACCCAAGGTGGTATGTTCTGAATGTTGAGTTTTTCAACCATACCTGTTTCTACTTCTTTTAAAACTTCTGTAGTTATTACGTCTCTACCTGCAGTAGTTTCTTCTGTTTGTTCTACAGACATTACTGCCTGTCTATTCTCTGCACCTATCTGTGCATTGCTATTTACGGTTGGCCCACCTGATCCTCCTAGCAGACCTAGAGTACTCAAACCACAACCAGATAAAAATAGAACGAGTACTAACCATCGCATTACATCAACTCAAAGTGAGGGGCATCAATAAATGGTCTACGCCCTTGTGACCTACGTAAATCTACATATGCCATCATTGCATCTTCTGCTGATCCTTCATATGTACGAATATCACCTTCACTCCATGCTGCTCCCCACTTAATACTGCAACCTACTTCTTCGGCTGCCTGTTTAAATGCATCACAAATATCGTCATACAAGTTTAGTTCCCACGATACATCTGAACCTACATAGGCTACAACATCTACTGCATGGCTAAAGCCATCGTCTTGTAGTAAATGTTTACTTGCCATTGTTTGTGATCGTCCTGCAGCTACGTTAGCTTTTTGTTCTTCAAAAGTTCGTACACCCTGCGTCACCCCAAAGTCTACCTCTGTTAGTTGAATAGCTCGTTCAACTACTGCTGTCATGTCTGGATGTACTCCTTCAAGTCTATCCATTGATCGTTGTGAAAGTCTAAAAGTCATTATCTTCTTCTTCTATTAAAAATTCTACCAATAGCCCTACGATTTGATGCTAAACGTCTTCCTAGTGGACTTCTACTACGTCTTGCCTGTGTTGGTGACATTCTTCTGTCTCTTAAACCTGTATTTCTACGTCTTGTTCGTGAGCTTCTTTTGTAAATATCAGCTAGTGAAGGTCTACTCCTACGTCTTGCTTGTGTTGGTCTTGCACGACTACGACTTGCTGCCCTACGTTGTGCTCTATTAAAAGCACTCATTGCATTTTGTTGTGCTGATCTTCTATTAGAGCTAGGTGTAGGTCTACGTCTAGAGCTAGGTGTGGGTCTACGTCTGGATCTACCAAATCCCCTGACCCTACTACCAAAAATACTTCTTCTTGTTGGTCTTCGCATTATCTCATGTCCTTTTTCATTGCTAACTTATTGCCCATAGGTTTACCTGCCATATAAGCAGTTGCACCCATATATGCAGCTACGATACCAGTCTGGGCAATATAAAATAACCCAAGCAAATCTGCAAGGGCATTAACTCGTGTATCTGACATCATAGGAGTAAATAAAAATATAGTAAAGATAATCATCATAGCCATAGCTACCCATGCCATCTTTTTCTGCGACTCTGCTTTTTCCTCACGTAGCTCTATCTCAAGCATACGTTCTTTCATTGCTACTTCAGCTTCTGTGATTTCACCATCACCATCTATATCAAAATCTACTACCAATTAGGATCTCCTGTAACGTCTGGAAGTTTTAGCAGCCCCTTTAGGCTGTTTCGAAAATTGTTTACCTGCTGCCGTATCTTTTCTTTTCTTGGCAGTACTTGCTGCGTATTGTGAGCTAGACATTGCTTTGATTGCTGCTTCTGGCAAGTATCGTTCACCAGTTGCTTTTGGTCCTTGCGTAGAAGGTTTACCACTTTTAGTTCTCCACTTTTGTTTTGTCCACCTGTCAAGGCTATGTTGTGATTTTGCTTTAGCCATTTACTAACCATGCTATAAATATAAGAGCACCTAGTCCTGAAGCTAACAACAAACCTGTGACAGTCCATGTAATAATTGCTTCTTGTATTTCAGCTTTACGATACTCTTGCTCTTTCTTTTGTTTACGTATTCTACCTTCAGTGGCTACAAGTTCATCACATGCAGATGGACCCATACTGAAACTAATCCAATCTTTAAGTTCTTTACGCATGGCTTCAGCTTTTTTCTTCGCTGTAAATATT